CAGCGTGCTGCACGGCCGCACCTGGGGCCGCACCTGGTCGGCTAGCGAATTCGACCCGATCACGCGCTACCAGCGCGGCAGCCGCACCGAGCGCGCGGCCGGCGTCGTGCTGGCTGTGCTGATCGGAATCTTCGGCGCGCTCCTCCTCATCCACGAACTGGCCGGCTGACATGACCAACCTCAACACCCCGTCGCTGCACGAGCCGACCAAGCTCAACGACGATGATCTCGATGCAGCCATCGCGCGCCACTTTGGCCCGCGCCGGCACACCGCGCCGCCGGCCAGGCCCGAGCCGATGCCGTTCGAGCCCGCCTGGTATCGCCGCAGCGTGGCCGCGTGTTACGGCGCGTGCGAGCAGGGACACAAAACCTGCCCAACGCCCGACGCCTGCCGGCTGCCGGCTGACAGCGACTTCGGCGCCCTGGAAGGCCTGACGCGCAGCTTTCCGCTGGCCGTGTTTGGCTGGGCCTGCATCGCCGCGCTGGTGGCCGCTGCCATCGCGTTCATCTGATCCACACCCACACCGAAAGGAGCGCTCCATGAGTGCTGTAGCCGTACCCATCTCTGCCGTCGACCCGGTGGTCGAAGCCGTCGAAACCTACATCGTCGCCAAGCGCGACGAGGACGCCGCCAAGCAGCGCCGGCTGGAAGCCGAGGATCGCATCCTGGCCCTGATGCCGCCGAAGCAGGAAGGCTCGCAGACGGTCGGCGTCGCCGGCTACAAGGTCACGCTGACCGGGAAGCTGTCCTACAAGTGCGAAGACCCCCGCGCGCTGGCCGAGGCCTGCATCGCGGCGCAATGGTCGCCGTCGATGATCCCGGTCAAGACCGAGACCAAGCTCGACGAGACCGGCGCCAAGTGGCTGCGCCACAACGAGCCCGAGGCCTGGCGCCTGGTGGCGAAGTTCGTCGATGTGAGCCCGGCGAAGACGGCCGTCAAGGTGGGGGTCTAGGTCATGGCGATCAGCCTCGCATCCCTGCAAAAGAACGCCGTCAAACCGCCGCGGATCATCATTCACGGCGACCCCGGCGTCGGCAAGACGACATTCGCGGCCTGCGCCCCGGCTCCGGTGATCATCCAGACCGAGGACGGCCTTGGCAACCTGGACGTGACCGCGTTCCCGCTGGCCAAGACATTTGAGGACGTGCTCGAAGCCATCGGCTCGCTTTACACCGAGCCGCACCAGTTCCAGACTTTGGTCGTCGACAGCCTGGATTGGCTGGAGCCGCTGGTCTGGGACAAGGTCTGCCGCACGCACGGCAAGGCCAGCATTGAGGAGTTCGGCTACGGCAAGGGCTACGTCGAGGCCCTGACGGTCTGGCGCCAGTTCTACGAGGGCATCACCGCCCTGCGCGACGAGCGCGGCATGGTCGTGATCATGACGGCGCACAGCCAGATCGTGCACGTTGAAGACCCGAGCCTGCCGGCCTATGACTCGCACGACTTGAAGCTGCACAAGCGCGCCGCCGCGCTGGCCGAGGAATTCGCCGACGTGATCCTGTACGCCGCGGTGCAGACCAACACCGTGACCGAGGACGCCGGCTTCAACAACAAGCGCGTGCGCGCCACCACCACCGGGGCCCGCGTCATGCACGCGATCGGCCAGCCGGCATTCCTGGCAAAGAACCGCTACTCGCTGCCCTCGCCGCTGCCGCTGGCGTGGGACGCATTCGCCGGCGCCATGTGGCCGGCACCGAAGCTCGAAGCGGCGTGAACCCATCCACCACTTAGGAACCTGCACCATGCAACTGAACTTCAACGCAGCCGGCGTCGACATCACGAACCGATACGAGGCTCTGCCAGCCGGCGACTACGTCGTCATGATCACCGACAGCCAGGAGCGCGCCACCAAGAGCGGCGACGGCAGCTACCTGGAATTGACGCTGGAGGTCCAGGGCGGCCAGATGCAGGGCCGCAAGATCTGGGACCGGCTCAACCTGAGCAACCCGAACAGCAAGGGCGTCGAGATCGCGCAGCGCCAGCTCGCGCAGATCTGCCACGCAGTGGGCAACCTCGCACCCAAGGAGTCCAGCGAGCTGCACTACAAGCCGCTGGTGGCCATGGTGAAGGTCAAGCAGGACGACCGCACCGGCGACATGCGCAACGAGGTCAAGGGCTACAAGGCCGCGACTGCTGCTGGCCAGGCCCCGGCCCCGCTGCCGTCGCCGGCCGCGCCCCGAGCGCAGGCACCCGCCGCACCGCGCGCACCGGCGGCGCCGGCCATGCCCTGGGCAACGGCGAAGGCCTGAGCGTGGCCGAGCTCTCGATCCGCGCCGACATGAAGATGGCCACGCTCACCGCGGCGGCCATCGACAAAGCCGTGCTCGCGGCGGCCGAGGACGGCTTGCGCCCTCACCTGGGGGCCAGCCTCATCGGCCGGGCCTGCGACCGCGCGCTCTGGTACGGATGGCGCTGGGCCAGCCGGCCGGCGCACGAGGCGCGCGTGCTGCGCCTGTTCAAGCGTGGCCACGACGAAGAGCAGCGCCTGGGCGACCTGCTGCGCGCCGCCGGCATCACCGTCCACCTGGTCAACCCGGCCACCGGCCGGCAGTTTCAGTTCTCCGGCGTCGGCGGCCACTTCGGCGGCAGCATGGACGGCGCAGCGGTCGGCGTGCCAGACGCGCCGGCCACATGGCACGCGCTGGAGTTCAAGACGGCCAGCGCCAAGATGTTCAACGACCTGGCCGCCAAGGGCGTGCAGGCCAGCAAGCCCGAGCACTGGGCGCAGATGCAGTGTTACATGGCCTGGGCCGGCCTGGAGCGCGCCCTGTACGTATCGGTCTGCAAAGACGACGACCGGCTGCATTTGGAGCGAGTCGACATAGACAAGGCGGCGGTCGAGCAACTATTCGCCCGCGCTGAGCGGATCATCTCCAGCCCGGTGCCGCCGGATGGCATCAACGTAGACCCGGCCTGGTACGAATGCAAGTGGTGCGACCACCGCGAGCTGTGCCATGGCCAGGCCGCGCCGCTGCCGACGTGCCGGAGCTGCACGCACGCGACGCCGGAGATGGACGGCGTCGGCGCCTGGACGTGCGCGCGGCACAGCGGCAAGCGGCTGACCACGGCCGAGCAGAAAGCCGGCTGCCAGGCGCACCGCTACATCCCGATCCTGCTGCGGAACATCGCCGAGCCGGTCGACGCCAGCGACAAGGACAACTGGGTCAAGTACCGGCTGAAGGAGGACGGCGCCGAGTTCGTGAACGGCGCGCCGCCGGCCGGGTTCGAGAGCGTGGAGATTCACGCCAGCAAGCACAAGGTCATGTTGGCCGATGGCTAGGTACAGGAAGTGCGCAAGGCTTGGCAGAAAGCAAGGGTGGTGGGGTGAACATCTATCTTGCCTTGCAGGTTTTCAGTGACGGCAGAGTCATGTTTCGCCGCTGGTCTCCAGACTGCCAGACCGTCCACATTCCTGGCGGCACTTTCCAGAAGCAGACCATCGAGGCGTTCCGGTGGCTGCATGCCGCAGGCATGCCAGAGTGGGATCAAGGGCCGAACCCGTCAGAGTTTTGTGGCTCGAACTTTGTTCCGGCGTTTGAGGTGATGCCATGAACTTCACCCTGCGCCCCTACCAGCAACGCGTGCTCGACATGCTCTACACCTGGTGGACCCAGCACCCCGGCGTCGAGCACGCGCCCGTGTGCGTCATGCCCACCGGCAGCGGAAAGAGCATCGTCATTGCCGAGTTGGCCCGGCTGCTGTTCGACACCTGGCCCGACGAGCACCCGCGCACCGTCGTGCTGGTGCCGTCCAAGGAACTGGCCGAGCAGAACGCTCAGAAGCTGGTGGCCATGCTGCCGAGCCACATCCGCGTCGGATACTACAGCGCCAGCCTGGGCCGCAAGGTTCCAGACGCCGACGTCATCGTGGCCACCATCGGCAGCATCTACCGCGACGCGCATTTGCTTGGCATCGTGCGCTGCGTCGTCGTCGATGAGTGCCACCTCGTCAACCCCACCGGCCCGGACGCCGGGCGCTACCGCAAATTCCTGGGCAACCTGGCCAAGCTCTGCGCCTTCCGCGTCGTCGGGTTTACCGCCACGCCATTCCGCGGCGACGGCGTATGGCTGACCAGCGGCGAAGACCCGCTGTTCACCGGCATCGCGGCCACCATCCCGGTGCAGGAGCTGCTCGACAGCAACCACCTGGCGCCGCTGATCCGGCCCATGGACGCCATCGCCACGCGGATCGACACGGCCGGCATCAAGACCACCAGCGGCGACTACAACCTGGCCGAGCTCGCCGAGCGCGTCGACGCCTACCTGCCGGCCGCCGCAGCCGAGGCCGTGCAGCTCGCCGCCGGCCGGCGCAAGTGGATCGCCTTCACCAGCACCGTTGCTAACGCCGAGCACCTGGTCATGCTGCTGCAATCGCACGGCGTGGCCACGGCGCTGGTCTGCGGCGAGACTCCGGCCGCCGAGCGCGCCGAGCACATCGCAGACTTCCGCGCCGGCCGGCTGCGCTGCCTCGTCACCGTGCTGGCGCTGGCCACCGGTTTCGACGTGCCAGACGTCGACTGCATCCTGTGGCTGCGCCCGACGCAAAGCCCCGTGCTGTACGTCCAGGGCGCCGGCCGCGGCATGCGGATCGCTGACGGCAAGACCGACTGTCTGTGGCTGGACTTCAGCGACACCACCGAGCGCCTGGGACCGGTCGACGCCATCAAGGGCCGCAAAAAGCGCGGCAAGGTCGAGAACGCCGAGGCGCCCTGCATCGTCTGCGACAACTGCGGCGCCCGCGTGCGGCCTGCCAACACCATCATCTGCCCCGAGTGCGGCCACCAGATGCGCGAGCCAGAGGATGAAGAGCCGCGCGCCGCGAGCAACGCCGCGATCATGGCCAGCCAGGCTGCGCCGAAGATCAGCACCTACGAGGTGACGCGCGTCACCTACGCCGTGCACCAGAAGCTCGGCAGCCCGGACAGCCTGCGCGTCGAATACTGGAGCGGCCTGCGCATCGTGGCGCGCGAGTGGGTCTGCCTCGAGCACGGCGGGTTCGCTGGCGAGAAGGCGCGGAACTGGTTTGCACGGCGCAAGCCGCCGGAATTCAACCACTGGCCAGGATCTACGGCGCAGGCCGTCGAGTGGATCGAATCCGGCTTCAGGCTTGCCACGCCGGAGGCCGTGCGCGTCAACGAGACCGGCAAGTTTCCCGAGATCGTCGGCTACATCTGGGAACCGCTCGAGGTGGCCGCATGACTTTGCACGAACTCAAGGCCTACCGGCTAGCCCTGCGCGAGAAGCTGCGCCAGCTCGACGGCATCCATGCAACCTGCCAGCACTGCGAGCACTTCGCGGTTGGAGCGTGTGACAAGTTCGGCGCCACGCCGCCGGAGGAATTCCAGCGCACGCCGGATGCCTGCGCCGAGTGGCAATACGACGAGGTTCCATTTTGAACATGCGACACCCCAAAAGCACCGCAGAACTGCAGCGCGTGATCCTGCGCATGGCCGACAGCGCCGTGGGCCTGACCTGGCGCCGGCTGCACGACGCCGTGGCCACGGATGACCGCCAGCGCGCCCGCGAGGCACTTTTCCACCTGGCGCAGACCAAGGCGCTGCACGCGCGCACGCACGGCCGGCAGAGCTACTACTTCGCCAGCGCCGAACAGGCCGCCGCCTGGGTGCCGCCGCCTGAATTCAACGCGCCACGGCCCACCGTCGCGCGCAAGCCGGCGCCTGAAGCCACGCCGCCGAGCGAGGTGCGCTACACCCGCATCGACGGCTACACGCACGATCCGCGATACCAGATCGGGCCGCGCCAGCAGGTGCCGGCGCTGTTCAGCGGCCTGGGCATGGGCCGCTACCTGGAA